ATTGCTTTCTTTGCCGCACCAGATGCTTTAGCATGAGTTTTAGTTTCAGACTCTAGTACTGCTAACGCACCAAGGGCTAAGGTTCCACCAGAACCTATTGCATATAAACCTTTGTCATCTCGCATATATCCATAGTCATCACTAACTTGATATAACCTACCATTAAAACAAACTAATGCATCCCAACCTGAATCATCATCATTCTTTGTTTTAGGTGTTGGGTCGTATCCGCCATCTATTATGGTTTGCTTCATAGATGGTAATACTCTAATCATCATAAATCTATCTGGGTCTTGCGTCTTGATTACCTTTGGTGGTTGCCATAGGTTATTAAGAATATCTCCTACAATTGCATCACCTGCAACTGCAATTAGATACTCACCAATCTTGACTATCTTGTCGCATCCCTTGGCTACATATGGTCTGTCTTGATATGAGGTTACAGTATCTGCGCCTAATACAGCCCAGCCTTTACCTTGTATTCCAACTATTGCTGTCATTGTCCCCCACCTTAGTTATCTTCTTACTACTGTCCTTGCACTAGCACTTGCCCTACCACCTGCACTTAGACTAGATAAAAGACTTTGCAATCCACCACCTTGTGGTGGTTGTGAAGGTAAGCCTCCTACTGGACCTGCGGGAGCAGGGGACGTTTGCTCAACCATTTGTTCGGTACCAGCAGGAGGTAATTCTGGGGTAAAGATATCTTCAATCGCATCTTCAATTGATATTCCCTTTTGACGGGCTTTAATTACTTGTGCGATTTTCTTTACGATATCAGATGCATCCCCACCTGATGCTGCTAGTTGTGGAATTGCTTGTGTGTATGCCTGTAGTGAACCTACTAATGCATTACGCATTTCTTCCACTTCAATTTTTTCTTGTTCTTGGGTTACGTTAATACCAAATGGTAGTTCACGCATAGCCATATCTTTAGAAATTAATTTACCGCCAAGTGCTTGTAGCATGAAGATAAGTCCCTGTGCTGGGTTAAGACCAGCAAGCATGCCATAACGAACATCGGCTGAATAGTCACCCTTAATATCTTTTGAAGGCGTGTACTCTAAAGAGTACGGAGAACCAGCATCAACACCACGAATTGTTTTAACAAAATTAAATAATGTTTCATCCATCTCAAAACAGACAGAGATAACATCTTTAAGAGCAGAAGCAAAGATTGCTTGGGCTGATTTAACCTGTGTATCAAAGCCACCCATAAGCGCTTGAACGCCTTGTCCCGTGACTATTGATGCATCTATGTTTCCAGTTCTTGACTCTGGATAACGTGTACCAGTACGCAACTCATTAAGTAATACTTGTTGCTCAGTGAACGCACCTGGTGGAATATTTAAATCTACACGGCGCACACCTGCTGGTGAGTTGGTGCGGATGATTGCATCTCCACCCAACTGTAGTTCTTGAACATCGCCTGGTACAACAATTGGTGCCTGTACTGATTTCTCCGCTGCTTCCATCGCAAGTAATGCGAACCTATTACGAAGCAGTTGGATACCTAGTACGTCATCAAATTGACCACGCATCTCACCGTCTAGTGATGGACGCTTTGCCACCACAACTTGCATTTTACCAAGTGGGTTTTTGACTTGAGATAAAACTAAGTTATTCCGTGATGGAATAAAGATGGTTGATTGGTCTTTATCGTAATAACGAATAAGGTCAATACGTGCATCTAGGTTCTGCTCATAACGGTCAGCGCCTAATAGTTGAATCTCAAACTCAGGATACTGTGCAACCAGTTCCGCAAGTGTAAGTGAGTATTTCTTTGCAAAGGCAATACAACGTCCGTAGCGGTCAAACTCTGGGTAAGCCCCAATCGGACTTTCTATTCGGATACGTGGTAGCCCTGCTTCTTCGTCTAATTCAACAATGAATGGGACGAAACCAAATGTGATGTATTGGTCTGCACCTTGATACATCTGTACTTGTAAATCTGAATTACTAAAATAATTTGTTGCAATACGTGTGCGCTTGTCAGCAAATACTCTTGCTCTATCTGATACCTGATTGGCTGCAGAACAATTAACTGCTGGCAGTGGAGCCATTACCTCTGATAGGTCACGGGCAACAATGTCAATAAAGTTTGCTACTACGTTAGCGTCTACACCCTCTGGAAAAAACTCAGGGTATACCTGTGATATCTGTCCTTTACGCACAGCAAGTACATCTAGTTGTCTACGGTCTCGCTCTGATGAACGACTACGTAAAGATTCTACTCTTGCAGATATTTGGCTTACTGATAACAATTATTTGCCTTTCTTAAGATACTTATTTGTATCTATCGGCTTTCCAGTTTTTCTTTCAATTTCTTTAAATGTTTTTTTCTTAAGTTTTGCAATAAATTCAGGAGAGGCTCTACCACCACGCTCTGCTAATTCTTTTTCTCTTTTAGCCTCAGCACCACGAATTTGATAAGTCTTTTGCTTGTTAGTTAATTTCTTAACACCCTTGATTATTTTTTTAGGATTAGCCATTATCTACTACGTCTATTTCTTTTTTCTACTTGCTTAACTTTCTTTTCTGCTGTTTTAATTTCTCGTAATGCTTTAATAACTCTACGGTCTGCTTCTTGTTGTTGCACTTTAAAAGCAAGTGGATTTACTCCACCAGTATTATAATCACGCTTACCTACTTCACGTAAAATACTAGTTTCTAATTTTGATAAAGGCTTTGGACGTGGCTCACGCTCTTCTATCTTAGAACTAGATTTTAAACCTGCTGGACGATTCTTAGGTCCAGGTGGATTAATTGGTCCAGTATATTTTTTACCTTTACGTTCAGGAACACCAGTTCCTTCTCTAACTGCTCTATTAATTCTTTCTTGATAAATACTACGCTTGCCAGGAGGTGGTGTAATTTTTTTAACAGAAAGGTCTCTAGGAACTTTTGTTGGTCTGGTTGGAATAGTTCCGCCAGAACGTTTAAGAGCACTCATGCCACCAATAGATTTACGTGCTTCTCTAGCAACCTCACGGGCTTCTCCACGAGGAACCTTGGCTACTTTTTTCTTAGCCGCTTGAGCAGCACGGATTGCTTTAGCAATTTTGCTTGGGTCAATAGGCATTATCTACCCATATTCTTATAAGTCTTACCTACAAACCTTGAACCCTTTTTAACAATACCACCTACTGCACGAGTGGCTTTAGCCCATGGCACTGCATACATAGCAGCATCTCCTATGGTTTTAGGAATAAACAAATCGGAAAGTACTGGGGCAACTGGAGATGTTTTTGATTTCTTAAAAGCACCAGGTGCCATCTTCTTAGACTTAGCCATTATCTGCCTCGTCTTTTTTTATTTAAATCTTCTGTAACTTCTTTTCTAAATGCAGCCTGTTTTGGATTTAGTTTTGCTGTTGCAACTCCTAAATTACCATATTTTTTCATTGCTCCTAAACTTCCACCACGAACACGATTAGGACGCAGAGGGTCAGCATTCTTTATAAAGTTAGATTTGTCTTGATAAAATTCACGGTCTCTACGGTCTTGTTTTGAACCAGTTTTATTAGTTGGTTTATTAGCAGCCTTAAGCCCACGCTTGTTTGCATTAGATGCAGATTTCTTTGCTGCTGCTTTCTTAACTGCTTTAACTAACTTGATTGGATTTGGCATATTAGTTGCCCCGTCTCTTTGTTGGTACTTTAGGAGTAGTAGGTTTTTTAGTTCTGCTTTTAATACTCATATAATCTTTAGAAGGATATTTAAGAGATGTTACTTTTGCTGCGTTACGTCCACGTTTAGCATTAAGTTCTTTCATTTGAGCATTATCTTTAACGTTTTTTATTTTACCTTTAACTTTAAAATCAGTCATATATTCTCTGACTTCAAGTTTTCCTTTTGGGTTTACTCTGGCAGTTGCGCCACCAATTTTTCTAGTTTTTTCTGCAGAATTATTAATTCTTTTAGCCATCTTGGTGGCTTTTTGAGCACCTTTAATAATCTTGATTGGGTTTGGCATATCTTGTCCTTATCCGTATTGTTCGGCCCATTGTTCTGAAAAGGCTTCATCTAGGTTGATTGTGTATCTTTGGGCTGACTGTGCTCTAGTTGTCCATCTGTTAGATGAAAACTTTTGCAAGTGATTTGTTTGTTGCATAAACTCCCGTGCCCTAAGCACGGCAAACCATAACGCCATAACGCAGTCAGTCTTGCCCCTGCTATTAGGTTTCCAAGTTATCAACTGCTGGGTAAGGGACTTAAGTCCTTCAGAGTCAGTAGTAGATGGTAGTTCAATCATATTATTCTTTTGGAACTTCTCTTCTCGCATGGTTCCAAATAGGGTAGACATAGATGCTACACCAAATGCTGCGTCCCACTTATTTTTGTTAGTAACATGAGATTCAAGTCTTACACCATACATACCAAGCCATTGCCGCAAGTCATCATCTAATGAGTATGCCTTCTGGTGGGCGTTGATTTCTACTCTAAACTCTTGTGGCTTGTATTTCAATACAAGTTCTTCTATCGTACTTCTAATTTTTTGTGGGTTCGGTTCACCCATGTTAATACAATCTAAAACATATATTCTAGAATCTATTCTGTTATAAGTAATTACTACGAAGGCTGCATGAGCCTTGTCTCCCATCGCTGGGTCAAATCCAATAATTGTGTAACCTTCTACCGCAGTCGGATGTCCCACGCCGCCTTGGCGCAATGGACCTTTTCTACGTTGACCGTTGGTACTACCTTGCACCAAAGCGGGTGGGAAGATGGAATCTTCTTCGACATCCTCCTGCTGATATACCAAGGCCCATGTTGATGGTGTTACCTCGCTACGTCTTCTCTTTAATGCTAAGCCATCCCATTTCGGGAAGAGTCCTTCTTCGTCAGGTTCTTCAGAATCCCCATCCCAAGGAAGGTCCGACTTAGGCCAGAGCGTCTTCCAGTCTTTAGGGTCTTCCGAATACTCAAGAACAGCAGGCATGCCCATATAAGTAAAAGGGCTTTTACCACCAGACCAGTGCTTGGTCTCACGGAGTTCTTTGTAGAAGTCTTGCGCTGCAATTCGTGTCCCTACGATTAGTAACTTACCATTTTTACCCAGACGGGTAATAACTTCTTTTTGTAGCCAGTTGATTTGCTTTTCCCATTCATGGGCGTTGGCTGTTGTAATACAGTCATCAAGAATGATGAGGTCAGCACGTGCTCCATAAATCTGCCCACCCATACCAAGTGCTTGGATGGTGGGGTCTTTCTCGCTAGAATTTCTAGCATCGCTCCCAAGATAAACGGTGTCAACTCGCCAAGTGTCTGAATCTTCTTTCCAACCACCTTCGGGGCCAAAAGTTGTTTGCAACTTTAACCAGCGTGGATGGGAGAGTCTCTGCTTGATGGCGTACACGAATTCACGTGCCTTGACCAGCGTTTTAGAAACCACGATAATGCGGATATTTGGATTGAGAGCGATACGGTATGTGGAGTAGTTTACGGTAACTACCGTACTCTTGGCGTGCTCAGGTGGCACGTTAACCAATAGACGGGCTGGGTCACCCTTTTCGTAAACCATACTAGGGTGTAGCCATGAAGGCTCTCTATCCTCTAGTAAGTCAATCCAATCTTGATGGTGTGGAAATAATCTTTGATTTAAGAATATCTCAGAAAACTGGGGGAAATCTATTTCCTCTTTTGGGATACCTAGGGCTGCTAAAGAAGCATCCTTTGCGGTGGCTTTAGCCTCTGTCAGGTCGGCTGCAAATTTTTTGTCCCTGAGCATCCAGATTCTGACGGTGTCTGGTTTCTTGCCACACATCTCCATAGCCTTATGGACAGAGTGGCCTTCGGCCACCAAGGCTAGAACTTTAGCCTTTGCTCCTGCCATAGCAAGAGATTTGGGGTTAGTACCCCCCTTTTCAAAACTCATAGTCCTGTCCCGTTTTCATTAGTTGTAACAGTCATTCAGTACATTCTGTAACGCAAGTCCCCCAAGGACTTGCTACTGTTAAAAACAGAAACAGTCTCTATACTGTTTAATCCGTCCAAAGGCCTAAAACGGACACTTTTATTTAAAGTATTTTTTTATTAGCCCAAAAATCAGTATAAAATAGGACAAAAGGATACTGGTATGGGGGATATACTTTGTACGGGAAAATCTTTATTGCTGATACATATACTACTTCTACTCTCCATTAATCACTCTGGGGTCAATACGACTCAGCCTACATCACATACAGGACCTAGTTGTCCTGATTAGAGAGACGCTGAGCGGATAGCAGTCTTCGGCGCAGGCCATTAGTAAATGGGCGCCTCAGTTAATAATAAATTTCGTGCTGACATGGCAGTAAAGCCCATGGAAAGACTGGGCTTGACAGCCATGTAATGTGGGACTTGTTGTTAGTAAATAACTAATAACCGCATGGGATTTTCCCCTGCGCTTAGTGCTAGGGGAAAAGTCCCCTAGTGTAAAGGAGATAATCATGAATAAGTTCTCATTTGAGAATGCCCGTGTTAACAAGGTCTGGGATAACAAGAATCGTTTCAATCTTGGTATCCTTGACAGCAGAGCAGTTGCTCAACCAGACGGTTCCTACCAATCCGTCTTCGTTGCTTCCCGCATCGTGACTACTGCTAACCCTGACCACCTTGAGTTCATCCGCAAAAATCTTGTGGATACCTCAGACGCAGTGGTCAACATCAGTGGTTACATGGAAACCAAGGCTGGCAAAAAGGCTGGCACTTGGTATGACAACCTCGTAATCACAGACATCGCACTGGCCTAATAAACCAGCCTGATGACATCATTTGCTTTGTCATCTTCTACGCAGTCCTTCTCATGCTCACACGAGAATCCAGCCACTTGGTTGGATACTCGTGATGAGTATTGCGTAGAATGTAATCTACTTCAAGAAGGTTCTAGTGCCGAATACGCACTAAACTTTCAGCAGATTAATAGGAGTGAGCAGGAGTCAGAACCTGCTCAATCCGTTAACACACCTGATGAGAGAGGGTATGGCCATCAATGGACTAACCGTGATGGCGAATACCTAGAAGGTGCTTACAATATAACTGACCGTGCACCAGGTTGGTTATTCCTTGGCAAACATGTCTTCCCTATGTTTGAACCAGATGAGATGACTGCTTATCTGGCTCTTCCATCATGGGCTACGATTTGTAGCACATGCCATTTTCAAATCAATAAATACATGGGTTGCTTAGAACATTGAGCAACAGGCAAGGTGGGGATTTTGCCTCACCTTGCCACCAAAAATTTTTTTATTTTGCGGGACCGCAAAGTAGGTTCATTGGATAACTACGAGTCGAACGGAGATAGCATGGCAAACAATGATAGAAAGAACGGTAAGGCTTACAAGAAAAAGCCTAAAGTTCAAAAGAAAACAGGCAAGACCATTGATGGATATAGCCCAAGCAAGTTGGCTATTCGTGCTAAGAAAAGAGGAATGTAATGTATCTAGATACAGGAACAATGATAGGTATTATGATAGCCCTTATTGCTAGCATCTTGACCATTGGATATAGCATCTATATAATCAAGACACAGAACGAAATCATTCAGCGCATGAGTGATGTATCTGCAACCAGACGCAAGATGGAAAGGTAGATAGCAATGAGAACAGAACAAGAACTACTTAAAATCAAAGAAGCATTTGCTTTATCAACAATGGATATGCTTGATGTATTTGACGAGTTGCTTGCAACAGGCAGGCTATATGTAAACGATGAGCCAACCGTTAATGACCTCGCCAAAAATCAAGATGAGTCCAATGCTTGACGAGGATACTCCCCAATGGGAGCACACCGTGTGGATTCTAGCCAAAGTTAGGTGCCGAACCACACATATAAATATAGATACAGCAGGTGATGAAGCCCTTGATGACCCATCAGAGTGGCATGTGTTAGAGTTTGATAAGGGTGTTAAGCACAGCCAAGAGATTGTAAGGGTGAAATGATTGAACAAATCTTTGCAAGTTCATACCTCACAACGACACAATCCTGGACATTCTTATTACTCTTTGGATATATCACATGGAGGTTTATTAGATGAAGAGATTGTTAGCAGGGTATTTAAGTTGGCTACTAGCCTTCTTGTCAATACCATTCTTTCCCAGTCCAGCATACGCAGTAGCAGTGGCAACACAATTGCAGAACAACTGCATAGACACATCTACCTGGACACCACGAGTAGCCAAGGCATACGCCAAAGCCTTGATGAAATGGGAATACCCACATTGGAACAGGTCTGAATACACAGCACTAGCAAAACTTTGGGGCAAAGAATCAGCATGGAAACACACAGCAGATAACCCTGAGTCCACTGCTGGTGGAATCCCACAAATATTAGGGCTTGACCCTAAAACCCCAGCCCCGCTTCAGATTGAGCGTGGGCTGGAATATATCCAACACCGCTACAAGAAACCATCAGTTGCATGGGCACATTGGCGTGCAAATGGGTGGTACTAAACCAACAACAAACAAAGGAGATATATGGCACGAGGAAATGGCAGGACAATCAATGTAAAATTACCCACAGCAAAGGTAATTACTGCATTGCAACAAGCACTAGCCAAGTTAGAACTTGACTACACATCACAAGATGAAGCCGAAGCAGAGTATCAAAAGGCTGCAGATAAATGGAAAAAAGATATTCAGAAATGGGCGATTGATAACTTCTCTAAAGCAGAGAACATTAGAACTAACTATCGTTCATGGAGTAATACTCTTAATGTTGATTTCGATATCATGACGGAGGAAGGAAACTTTCCACAAGAACCATCTCGTGATTACGAAACAATGAACATTCATGGTTATCGTGATACGAAGGAAGAGATAAGTAATGCCATCCGTATCCTTCAACTCACTGATGAAGAAACGGTGTCAACATCTACTTACAATTCAATAGCCAGGTATTTGTAGCAAGTCGGGCGTCTGCCAATAGGGGCAGGACGCCCTCTAACAAAGGAGATACAGTGATAGATACAGACTATGACTTACTTCGCAATGAAGTAAAGCAACAGTTAGATATACAAGAAGGAACATACAATCCAGATGACCGTGATACTAATGTTCGTATTGTTGAGGACATTCGTAAAGCGATTGACGGCATAGCAGATGGTGTTATACCATCAGCCCAACATATAGCAGAGGTAGCAATTGCAACCAATGCTAACCTACAAATCCGTGACTTTATCATGGGTGTACAACAAGAAAAAGATATCAACTATGTAGGTGAATACATAACATTACTTGGTAATGTTATTGTCAAAGACAAAGTAGTTCCATTAGCCACAGTATTTTGTGGATACTTATATCAAGTTGAAGAAGTAGAACAAGCCAAGGCTATGTTACTTGATGTATTAAATCTTAACCCAGACTATGCACTAGCAAAACTATTGAACCGAGTGTTCTTGGCTGAGTGGCCAGCAGGTGAGTTTGCTAAAATGTCAGAACAACTACACTCTCAAGTTGTTGATACTATTTACGCAATAGATACTGAGGAAGTAAAAAATGACAAGTGATACTCTCATACACGGAGCCGTACGCAAAAGCGCATGGCACAAAGCAGGCGTAGCAGTAGAGGCTACATCAGCCAGTGAGGTAGCCAGTCAAGCAGGATTAGATTGGTCAGTATCATTGCATGATATAACTGCAACTTATACAGTTCCAGGTGAGAACGGAACTAATATGGTTAAAGATTATATCCCAATAGAAAACAAGAAAGCGGTTATTAAAACAGACCCATATGGTCAGACATCAGCCATTGGTGTAGTAGGTAATCGCTATAAAGTATTTCAGAATGCAGAAATCTTTGGTGCACTAGATAACTTAATTGATTCTGGTGGACTTAGATACGCAGCCGCAGGTGAGTACGATGGTGGTGCAAAAGTCTGGATGCTAATGGAAACTCCAATGGAGATGACCATTGCAGATGACCCGCACTCAGCCTTCTTACTAGCCAGGACTAGCCACGATGGCAGCAGTTCAGTCATAATTAAACCAGTGATTGAGCGTTTGTTTTGTA